CTTCTCGCTCGTCTACTTCGAGTCCCGGACCCCGGCTGGAAGCAGAGTGAGGTCACTCGTTCGAAAGACTGCAACACATGAGATGTAGGGGCCTGCGAATGCGCCATATCCTACTTCGTCGAGGCCGCCGACCTTCCGTTGGTCATCCATGGCTAGTCTGAAGTCTCCATGGCGTCTTATCCCATAGGATTGGTGTCTCTTGCTGGGCCGAATCTTCGCTTCACAATCACCTCGAAGCGCCATCCGTCCTCAGACATGATGTCCTTGCCCTGCAGAGGACAGTCGTTCTTCACAGCCCATCGCTGCAGTAGGTTCCAGACGGACAGCTTCAACTCTCCAGGGGTGGTGGATGGGCATCCACCAAGATAGACTAGGTACACGAGTGGATTTACACTCACAACTACACTCAAGGTGAGTTCATCACCCAGGGCTCTGGACACGGAAGCGCGGAAGGACTCAAGCCAGGCGAGTGGCGGCGGCAGTAGTTCGGACATCGAACCTCGAAGTATCTGTTGGTGCTAGCTATCTCGACTATCATAAGCGCACTAGGAAGACACCATGACGATAAGGGCCGTAACTCAGGAAGAGTTCGAGAGACGCTACGCTCCTAGAGTTGTTACATCTGAGAGCGGAGAACCAGAGTTGCCAACCGAATGGGACTACGAGCCTGATGTCCCGGACGAGTACTTGAGTGATGAGGAGCTGGCAGAGAAGCACAGGACTCTCATCGGCGTGACTCCCGCTGAGTTCACCGAGTTCGCGGTGACCGTCTACGACAAGGAGAAGAAGACTCGAGCTCCCTTCTCTTTCGACAAACGCAAGTACCTCCTGCTGCCCTACAACACCTCCAACAAGCGCTTGCTCCTGAAGTGCGGCCGTCAGGTCGAGAAGAGCACCTTGCTTGGCAACAAGTGCTTGGCCTACTGCTGCATCCACGCATCCTTCAATGTCATCTACGTCTCCCCGACGAACCTCCAGACCAAGACGTTCTCCCAAGACAGGTTGAGGGAGCCTGTGGAGACCTCGGACAGACTCAAGGCGTGGACAACCACCAAGCTCAGCGACAACGTCTTCCTCAAGAAGTTCGTGAACCGCAGCCAGATCACTCTGCGCTACGCCTACCACAACGCTGACCGAGTCCGTGGCGTTCCAGCGGACATGATCCTCATCGACGAGATCCAGGACGTCATCACCGACCACATCCCGGTCATCGAGGAGTGCGCTTCCCACTCCCCCTTCAAGATCTTCACCTACTCTGGGACGCCGAAGAGTCTCGACAACCCTCTCGAGAAGTACTGGACCGAGCAGTCCACCCAGAACGAGTGGGCGGTTCCGTGTGAGCACCACGGAGTGCCTGGCGACCCAAGCACTTGGTTTTGGAACATCCTCGATGAGTCCAACATCGGCCCCGACGGCCTGGTCTGTTCGAAGTGCCGAAACCTCATCAACCCCATCCATCCGCATGCTCAGTGGGTGGCCATGAACCCCGGGGTGGCCAACAAGCTCAAGGAACCGTTCGAGGGCTACCGTATTCCACAGCTCATGGTGCCCTGGCTGAAATGGGATGAGATTCTAGACAAGCAGAAGCGCCAGAGTCGGGCTGTCTTCCACAACGAGGTGCTTGGACTCTCCTTCGACTCAGGCACCCGCCCCCTCACGCGACAGGATGTCATCGACAACTGCCATCCAGGTCTGCTGATGACGAAGGAGCAGCTCTCAGCCATCAAGGCCAAGTTGGGTGGGGGGACCTCGGTCTTTGCTGGGGTGGACTGGGGGTCGGGGGAGAACACGTACACGATTCTCTGCTTGGGGACCTACGTCGGCGAACACTTCACCATCTTCTACATCCATCGGTTCGAGGGCCCGGAGTCTGAACCTGAAGTGCAAATCGATCTCATCGAGTCCTTCATCCGCAACTGGAATGTGAAGGCGGTGGGGGTCGACTACGGCGGTGGCTTCTGGCCCAACGATGCCCTGCAGCGCAAGTTCGGGCGGGAGAGGATCTGGAAGTACCAGTACTCAACCCCTGGAGTGAAGGTGAGGTGGGAAGCTACCTTGAACCGCTTCCTTGTCCATCGAACTGAGGTGATGAGCGACATCTTCAACGCCATCAAGCGGAGGGATGTCTTCCGCTTCCCAGACTGGGCTCAGTTCAATGATCCCTATGGCCAGGATATGCTGAACATCTTCAGCGAGTACAACGAGCAGGCTAGGCAGATCCAGTACAAGAAGAGCCCAGACTGTACGGATGACTCCTTCCACGCCATCCTCTACTGCTTCCTCGCCTCAATGCTGAAGATCCCCCGCTTCGACGTTCTCAACCCCCAGGCCAAGACCCACAGCTCCGAGGCCCTCCCCATATTCGATGGCTAAGAAGAAGGGGCTCGAGAGCCCCTCCTGTACATCTTCCCGACTGCGCGGCGACCCATTCGTTATGGGTCGCCTTTGCCTTCGGGTACTACGCCTTCTTGGCGGGCAGCAGCGCCAGCGCGGGCTTCCGCTCGAACAGGTGTCCGAAGGGAGCCGGGCAGCCGGGGACCCACCTGTGGGTGATCTGCAGCCCGGTGCAGACCACGAGCGTCCCGCCCACGGCATAGGCGAGGTGCTTCACTTTCAACTCGGTGTCGCCGATGGCCGCGATGCGGCCGATTACGCTTAGTTTCTCGGCCTTCATGACCGCGGGGGCGGGGGCCTGCACTGCGGCCGGGGCGGCGCCGTTGCTGGGGAGGGTCTGCTGCGTGCCAGCGGTCTCCTCCGCCGTACTGACCACCACATGAACGCTGTCCTTCTCGACCGTCTGATTCTTGGTTGTCATGACACTATCTCCGTCCCCAATGGGGGGACATTCGGGTTGGCCAACCAGGATCGAGTTTCCCCGGTCCTATTGGCTTATCCCTAGGTAGAGAGAGAAATTGCTCTACTTGGCCCCCAGGTGACGGGCGACTGTCTCCTTGGGGTCTTCCATGGTGGCCAAGAAGGCCTCAGGGACAGTCCCCTGCCCACTGGAGACCCACATCAGGACTGTTCCCCTGAGCTTCTTGCGCCCCTCATCGAGTTTCATGAACAGGGCCTGGAGGGGGATGGTGGGTTTCTGGGCCAGACCTTCTTCAACCTGCCGGCGCATGGCAAGACAGAGCTTGAAGAAGGGTTGCCAGGCCTGCTGATTCTGGTTGGCCATGGCCAGGTCCTGTAGGAACACGTCATCCATCTTCTCGAAGTAGCCTGCCCAGAGCTCGAGGGCCTCTGGGGTCCAGGGGTTCTTCGTCAGGTACTCGATGGAGAGTTGGTAGAGCTGCTTGCACTCCAGGGGGGAGATCCGAAGTGGCTCGCTCCTGATCTCGAGGATGTGCTTGATGGTGAACAGCTCATGCTCGGCCTTTTCCATCCTGGCGTTGAGCCTGAACCAGTTCTCCCGGTTCATCGCGGGTGCGTCCCTACCCTGATCTATGGCAAGCTGGTCGACGTCCTCCTTCAACACCAGCGTGACCCTGTTGCTGCGCTGGATGGAGAGGAAGCCCTTCTTGATGTAGTTGCGGACGGACTTCTGACAGCATCCGAGACGGTTAGCTGTCTCGGGGATGGTATAGAACTCACTTCCCAAGTCGTCCTCCTAGCGTCTAATCTCAGGTCTGCACCAACCCCGGTGATCGGAGAGTATCCCTCATGGAAAACGACCTCTCCAGCTTCCTGGCCGGCGGCCACCACCACGCCTCCATCTCCCCGGAGATGCTCGAGGTGCTCGGCAAGCAGGCTGCCAATCTCTACCTGGACGAGCACGTCGCGCTGAACGAGGCCGTGGTGAAGGTCGCTTCGGCCTACGATGACATCTCCGCGGAGCAGGTCAAGAGGGTGGTGGAGTTCGCCAACACGGCCACCTACCTCGCCCTGCACGAGAAGAACAAGACCGCGGGCGTGAAGACGAGCTACCCCCAGTTCGCCCTCGCCGACCCAGGCCAGGTCCTCCAGAACATGGATGCGAGCTCCCGGCCAACGGTGGTCACCCAGGTCGACAAGGCCTATGGGCAGCAGCCAGAGCGGGAGAAGGTCTCTGCCGCGGAAGACCCCAGGGAAGCAGCCCTGGCCGAGATGTTCGGGGTGAAGGAGAAGACGGCAGAGATCGACTTCTCCAAGGACACTGCCCTCCATGAGGTCACCTCGGCCAAGGACATGCTCGTCGGCATGCGAGACAGCCTGAGGGGTTCGGTCGAGACGCTCGACCTGATGCACAAGGAAGCTTCGGCCGAGCTCTACGAGAAGGCCAAGAGGCACGTCCTCGACGGTGGCTCGATGGCCGACATCTACAGGGCCGTCGCTGCAGGCTCCGACGACCTGGAGAAGGTCTCCGAGGTCCTTCGTCCCATCGTCGTAGGCTTCCTGCGCGAGAACGTCATGAGCGCCGAGGCCATGAAGAGGGACATGGGTGGGATCGACAAGGTCGCCCACCGATTGATCAACCCCGAGAACTCGATGGTGAAGACCGCCCAGGCAGTGATGGGCTGCAGCGAGGAGATCAAGGTGGTGGCCAACGGCCTGGAAGAGGTCGAGCCAGAGCTCAAGAAGGTCGACGACTTCCTCCGCAGCCATCTCCTCGGGTAGGAGGGGGAAAGTGCTCGCTCAGCTCTCCAAGTACTCTGCAGCTTCTGCCCACCTGCGCTCGCTCGCCCTTGAGAAGCGGGCAGGCCTTCTAGGTTCAGCGGCGAAGGGCTTGTGGGGAGCAGCCAAGTCCACTGCAGCTCCGGTAGGTCAGGCCATCAAGAACTGGACTGGGAAGCAGACCGGAGCCCTTGGACTGCTGGCCCGCAACCCAGGGAAGACTGCTATCGGGGCACTGACAACGGCTACGGCCATCCCCGCTGCAGCCGGCAAGACCCACCAGTACAAGGCTGGCTTCAATCCCCAAGTTCAACAGGCCGTGATGGGCCAACCTCCAGTTCCTCCAGGGTGAGAACATGAACAGCGCGATCCTCAAGGCCGTTGGCGAAGCTCAGCCAGAGCTGCTCGAGAAGGTGGCCAAGGCCGTCTTCGTGCTCGAGCACATCCACCCTGAGTTCGCGGCCGAGCTGACGGCGGAGATCTCTGCCATCACCGACTACACCCAGGAGAAGATCGCTGGCCCCATGGACAAGGCCGTTGGGAAGGTCGGCGCTGGTGTCAGGCCGTGGATGGAAGCTGTTGGTGGCATGGTGGCAGCGGGCCTGGTTGGGGCCGTGGCTACCGACCTCTATGACGCGGCCAAGCGTGGCCTCACCAAGGGCATGAACTTCAAGCGCATCATGGAGGCCAACCCTGACCTCAAGAAGAACTACGATCAGAAGGACATCAAGACGTACTTCAACACCTTCCATCGCTACGCCCCCGACTTCACCGCAGACCCGAACCTGGGTGGCCAGATCCTCCGGGTCATGGCTGAGATCCCTACCGACCAACACCAGATCGTGAAGGACCTCCTCGCCAACAGCAAGAACTTGCGAGACATCAGGAAGGGCCAGTTCTCCATGGGGAGTAATGCGGCCTTCATCTCGCGACGTTCACAGGATGATGTGGACAACCACGCCTACCTGCTCAATCAGAAGAGGCAGGAGCAGGAGAACATGCGGGGTCAGCTCTCCAACGACCATGAGAAGGCTCATGAGGACGACCAGGCTCTTCAGCGGGCCTACGAATCCACCATCGCCTCTGAGTCCGCTGCTCATGCTGTGCGCTCGGTCCCCAATCGCTTCACCAAGAAGTAGGGATGATCAAGCAACTCTTCTTCGTCGGCCAGTCCGACCAGGGCGTGTTTGCCCAAGCGCTCTTCGGAAGCGCAGGCTGCTTCGAGAAGACAGGTGGAGCTCCACCCTTCGCAGACTGGGAGACTGGCGAGGCTCTACGAGACAACGTCGAAAGCATCACCAAGCAAGAGCGGGAGAAGAACTGCTACATCCTGGTGAATGCTCTTGGCGCAGGGGAGTTCTACGGCAGCAACATCAACGCCGACTGGTTCCCTTGGGAATCTCTTGCCCATGTCGGTGACGACTACGGCTACAAGACCTTCCTCTCCGCTCATGCTTTCCTCCACCACAAGAACAAGCCCCATCTCGGGCACACGATCTTTGGGGATGTGCCTCTCAGCCTCCTCAACACCTCTATGCGGCGGGTTGAGCTCATCGTCCGCCTCGACCGTGAGATCTGTCGTGCAAAGGGTGGCGGCCAGGTCATCGACCGCATCGATGCTGGGGAGTTCCCAGACGTCAGCATGGGCTGCCTCAGTAAGTATGCGAAGATACTGAGGAAAGATGGGAGCATCGACCGAATTGAGAACGTTCGGGAAGGCGACTACGTCATCACACACCGTGGTAGGCCGCAGAAGGTCATCAGCACGATGGTTCGCCCTCACAAGGGCACCGTCTTCCACGTCAAACCCTACGGACATCGGGATCCACTGGTTCTGACCGAAGAGCACCCACTCTGGCTCATTCGTGCCGAGCAGATGGAGTGCAGACCGTCCTCGAAGGAAGTCAACCGAGGACGTAAGCAGCACGTCTGCGCCCCAACCAGCGTGGGCCTGAAGAAGGGCTGCTCCGGGTGCTCTACGAAGCCGGTCTATAGCTTCGACTGGGTTCGTACTGACGAGGCCAGAGAAGGGGACTACCTCGCCCTCCCCCTTCCAACGTTCGAGACGACTACCAAGTTCACGGCCGATGAAGCTAGACTCCTTGGGTACTACCTGGCCGAAGGCCATACCTGCTTCGACCGCAAGAACCTTCCGCGAGCCTTGGTGCTGAGCACCGGGTTGCATGAGGTTGAGATCCACGAAGAGATCAGGGGCCTGGCCCAGCGCCTAGGAGTTGAGGACTCTCTTTCGGAGTTCGATGCGGAAGATCGCAACGGGAAGTACATCACCATCAACGACAGAAGACTCGCAGGACTCTGCACCGAGCACTGCGGCAACGGAGCGAAGACCAAGAAGCTCTCGGTCTCGGTGATGGGCGCGGACGAGGAGACGCTTCAACTCCTCCTCGGCGCCTACGCCAACGGAGATGGTGGTTGCTACAAGGGCTCCATCTACCTCTCGACTGCCTCCGAGCAGCTATCCGACCAGCTTCGCATCGTCCTCGCCCGTCTGCGTTGCATCTCCAGCGTGAACGAGATCGTCCACAAGCCCTCGAAGCTGGTCCAGAAAGAGACCGTCGAGTACCAAGTATGGGTTGGTACGGACTCGGCCTGGAGGCTCACCGGCTCTCGTCACTCTCCCGGCAAGTCGGAGAAGATCAACAACAAGAGGTTCTTCTACGACTACGAGGGCACGACCTACTTGATGACTCCTATCGAGAGCATCGAGGAGGTCGAGTACGACGACAACGTCTTCAACTTTGGCGTTGAGGGGGACGACAGCTACCTGGTCGACGGTCTGGCGGTCCACAACTGCAAGGTGCCTTGGGACGAGTGCTCCCTCTGCCTGAACCATTCCGAGACCAAGGACGACTACTGCAAGTGCATGAGGCCACCCGAGGAGCTTCGCCACCTCCTTGGCCCGAACCGCATCCTGCCCGATGGCCGGCGCATATTCGTCAGGAACATCTACCCCCGCTTCTTCGACATTAGCTTCGTCTTCATCGGGGCCGACAAGACGGCCAAGGTAATGGCCAAGCTGGCCTTCGACCAGAGCAAGGGCCTGTGGCTGCCGGAAGAGTTCCTCGAGCTGTCTGCAGATGCAGGACATCGTTTCTACATCGACCTGGGGCACACCAAGACGGCATCAGCTCTTCCGCCCTGCCCGGATCGTTCCTGCCTCGAGTGCGACCACAACTGCGGTGGCATGGCCAAGATGGCCTCAGCCTTCGGCAAGACCAAGGCGGCAGAGCGCAGGAAGGTTGCTGAGATCATCAAGGACATTCCGGCCGGAACCTTCGCCGTGAAGAAGCTGCCTGCGCTCGAGCAGACAGAGCCCAACATCTCAGGTGACCACCTGGATGAACTGGCGAAGCTCCCACTCCCCAAGGTGCTCGGCGCCAGTGCAGTCCTAGGGATGATCCTCAAGCCACAGGAGTTCCAGCATCTGGTTCTTCGGCAGATGGGTGAGGATGACCTACTCGAACAGCTCGAGCAGAAGTCCCAGGTCTTCTCTCCGTCCCAGGGCTTCATGGATGTGGACATCACCCTCAAGCCAGGCGATGAGCCAGAGCCACAGGGCTGGTCTGAGGCAGTGAAGACCCTGGCGAAGTACGTTGCGGAGAGAGGTTCCTTCGGAAGACCCTTCTCGATCCGTGTACATCTACTCCGGGACACTACGAAAGTTCCTCTTCCCACGCAGACTACGATCGGACATTCTTTGCTGGACAAGTTGAGCGCGGCATACAATGGGTATCGCCGCAACGTCTTGACGAAGCTGTCGCAGGCAACAGAGGTGTTGCAACGCGACCCAAGGTTGAGGGAAGAAGTTCTTGGGGAAGGACTCGGAAGCATGATGTCGAAGACCTCGAGCTCATCTCCACTTCTCACCCTCGACTCGGTGGTGTACATGATGGGCGCGTACCTTGAAGACCGTCGGCTGCTTCACACCACCGCTGTTGAGTCGGTGGATCACTCCTGGCTCTCATAATGGGAGCTTCGGCCTAGGGGTTTAGACCTCGAAGATGGCCATCACCTCAACCCTCGAAGGAGAATACGATGGACCCGAAGCTCGCTGAGATCTACGGCACCAACCAGACCACCGACGCCGACATCGAGAAGCTCGCTGCGGCAGAGCTCGCCACCCAGTTGGCGGGCGACGAGCAGATCGCCGACACCGAGGGCATGACCGAGGAGGACCTCGAGGCCATCGCGCAGGAAGTGCTCGCCCCCGAGACCGAGACCCAGGTCGAGGAGCCCCAGGAGCAGACCGAGCAGGAGAAGACGAGCGCTGAGAAGCAGGCCCAGGAGAAGGTGGCCGAGGCCGACTACCTCGGACGCACCATGGCCCACGCCTACGTCCAGGAGCTCAACAAGATCGCCGCCGCGCAGGAGAAGACCGCCGGCTGGGGCGATGCCCCGCAGAAGATGCTCGGCGCCGCCACGAAGTCGACCCGGGCCAAGGCCGCGGTGGGCAAGGTCATCGGCAAGGCCGGGGAGATCGCCAAGAACCACGGCAAGGCCATCGCGGGCACCGCCGCCGCCACCGGCACCGCCGGGGTCCTCGCCGGCCGCGCCAGCAAGGGCAAGGACAAGAAGAGCGCCGCCGAGGGCGAGCAGCAGCAGCTCAGCGCCGTCGACACCCTCGTCCTGGCCCGCGCCAACGAGATCCTCGAGGCCAGCGGCATCGACCCGAAGAGCCTCTCCAAGGTCGAGGAGCCGGTCGAGCAGGAGAAGACCAGCGCCGACGAGACCACCGACCCCCGCCGCGAGGCGCTGGCCACCGCCGTCGAGCAGCGCGCCTGGGAGCTCCTGGGCCAGTACGGCGTGACCCCCGCCGAGGAAAAGTAGCAGTCCAAGCTTGATGGCCTGCCGGGAATGGCCTGGCAGGCCCCCATAACTCCCCCGGGCGCGGACGTACTGTGCCAAACCCGGGGGACTTGTCCTGAACGCGGACCTCTTCCACATGCCCAAGACCTCAGAGTTCAGCTTGGTCATGTGGAACGGGTTCTCGGATGAGCTCCAGAAGATCGCTGCAGTGGGACTCGTCAAGCCGAAGATGACTTCGAAGCCGGTGGTGAAGGAGCCGGATCCTCCGTCTTCCACACTGGACCATCTGAGCAGCAGCCGAACAATGACACCGCCGCCAGTCACCATGCCTGGTGCACACTGAAGGAGAGAAGCCCATGCTTTCGACGCTCGCTGGCCACCTCCCGCTGCAGGACATGATCCAGCAGACCATCGACTCCGCGCGTGAGAAGATCGCGGCGGCGGAAGACAAGGACAAGAAGGCCAACCCCTTCGCCAAGCACGAGAAGGGGGAGTCCAAGGCCGAGGAGAAGAAGGAAGAGGCGGCCAAGGAGAAGAAGTCGTCCGCCATCCTCGACATCTCCGACCCCGAGGAGATGGACAAGCTGGCATCCGCGCTCGACGAGATGGGCGACGACTTCATCAAGGAAGCCGACTCCATCGAGAACGGCGGCGAGAGCCACCAGGGTGGCCAGCAGCTCGCCACCATGTCGCCCGTCGGCGGCAAGCAGAGCTACAAGAAGGACTCGGCCCATCACCAGGTGCCGACTTCGACCGGCCTCGAGACCAAGAAGGAGACCGGCTCGGCCAAGACCGCGGTGCCCGACACCCAGCACAAGCCGCCCGTTCCCCTCAACGCCGCCTACCCGGCCAAGGGCGTGCTGAAGACCGCCGAGTTCCCGCCCAAGAAGGACGACGAGGAGAAGGACAAGGGCGAGAAGAAGCCCTTCCCCTTCGCCAAGAAGGAAGAGAAGGGCGAGAAGAAGGAAGAGCCCAAGAAGGAAGAGGACAAGGAGAAGAAGTCCTCGGCCGTCGTGGCCCTGCAGAACGCCCTCGAGAAGGTCTCCGCCGAGTACGGCAAGGCCGAGAAGGAAGAGCACAAGCGCATCGCCCGCGGCGCCGGCCATGTCGGTGGCGCCCTTGGGGCGCTGAAGCTCGGTCTGAAGGGGGCCACCAGTGGCAATTCCACCGTCGCTGGCCGGGTCGCCAAGGGCCTTGGCGGAGCAGCGCTCGGTGGGCTTGCCGGGGAAGGCGTCGGCTACGGTCTCGCCCGTGCTAGCAACCGAGTCGACCGGGCCATCGGCGGCGAGGGCAAGAAGGAGAAGAAGTCGGCCGTCGACTTCATCATGGACAAGGTCGCCGAGTTCCATGGCGGGGGCGAGACCCTGGACAGCAAGTCCGGCTCCGGCCCCAAGCCGCCGTCGCAGCCCGGCCGTCAGCTCATCGCCAACAACAAGGCCCCCGTCTCGGCCACCAAGCGTGAGGCCAAGGCCCCGCGCAAGGCCGAGCTGGCCCAGGTCCTGACCGAGCCGGCCATGACCAAGAGCACGGATTCCAAGGTGCAGGACAATCTGCGGAACGCCTCCAAGGGTGGCGTGAAGATCGCAGAGGCAGCGAAGGAAGCCCTCCAGAAGATCGCCGCGGACCCGAACGACCCCCGCCACGAGGCCCTGAAGCAGGCCATCGCCAAGCGGAAGGCCGAGAAGGACGGCGGCGAGAAGAAGGAAGGCGAGAAGGAAGAGAAGAAGAGCTAGGCCGAAAGGTCATCCGACCAAGAGCGCCGACACAGGAGAACGTCATGAACAAGTACAGCGGTGCCCAGGCGGGCCAGATGATGAAGCTGGCCGCTGAGAACGTCCGGAGCCTTTCGACCGAGAACCAGGGCCTTCGGACCGAGAACACGGAGCTGAAGGACAAGGTCGCCCACTTCGAGAAGCTCGAGCGCGTGGAGAAGATCGCGTCCGTGATGGAGGAGAAGGGCCTCGAACCCGAGACCGACATCGCGACCAAGATCGAGAACCTCATGTCGCGCGAGGACATCGCGGTGGTCGAGAAGGCGGTGGAGATGACCGCGCCGCAGACGAAGCTGGCTTCGGTCGCCGATGGCGATCGGGTGCCGGTGGAAGGCGGCAGCAGCGACACGGAAGGCGACACCGCGGCGACGCAGTTCGCGTCGAACCTGGCCTCGACGTAGAAGTTCTCTCTTCCCACATTGCACCAGTGGTGGTGCAATTGCCTCACTTCACCCTCTCACACACCTCTTGAAGGAGAACGCAGATGGGCGCACCCAACTTCGAGCTCGTCACCGAGCTGCAGACCCTCACCCGCCGGGACTTCCCCGCGGACGACCCGACGATCCTCAAGCCCCTCGACGACAGCGCGCTGGTCGACGGCGAGTGGCTCGAGTTCAGCGACACCTACACCCTGAAGCGGGGCTCCGGCGGCGGCAGGCTGTGCGTCTACCCCGTGCACACCGAGCGCGGCCGGTACGACGCCCAGGCGCTGGGCAAGATCAACGTCCTCTTCCTCGGCCAGTTCGAGGCGGAGACGGCGGTGGTGGACCCCACCGGCTACAAGAGCCTGGTCATCGGCTCCAAGCTGATGGTCTGCACCATCTCCGGCGGCACCTTCGACGCCAAGCGCGGCCTGACCATCTCCGACGGCAAGGCCAACTCGGTCGAGGTCGGCTACGTCACCAAGCTGCCGTCCTCGGGCAAGGTGCGCTTCGTGCGGACCAGCCCGATCCTGCTCGCGGCGCTCACCTAGGCCAACCTCAACCCCAACCCTTCCGGTTCAGTAGAACCTGAACCCACAAGAAACGGAGATCAAGATGAGCGCAGTTCCCGCCAAGGTCCTCAACGACCTGTTCTTCGAGAAGGTGTCCACCGGCGAAGGCAAGGACAAGATCGCCGAGTTCGGCGGCACCTACATCCGCGACCGTCTGCGTGAAGTCAGCTTCGCGCGGAAGATCGTCCCCCCGGTCAACGTCCAGCGCAGCGAGCTGCAGCGCTCGGTCAACCACGACACGCTCGTGAAGGTCGTGGACATCGAGCCGAACTCGCGGGCGATGAGCCTGACCTTCCGCGGCCAGCCCACGGCGCGGATGATCCGCGGCTCCCGCTACGAGATCCCGTTCTTCACCATCTCGAGCGAGAAGTTCGAGAAGACGGAGCAGGAGCTCCTCGCCTACGAGATGCCCATCACCAAGATCATCGAGGAGAACTCGGTGAAGGACATCCAGGCCATCGAGGACAGGCAGTTCCTCCTGTTCGTCGAGGCGTGCGTCCAGGCGTACCAGTACGAGGGCAACTCCTCGACCTGGAAGAAGCTGAACGCCGTCACCGTCGCCTCCGCCGCCACCAAGCAGGTCTCGGTGGTCAAGGGCTCGGGCTGCATCGCCGCCGCGGACATCACCTTCGCGGTGTACCCGGTGCTGAAGCCGGACTTCATCAAGCTGAAGCAGCTCCTGCACCGCCGCCACCTGCGGGCGGAGCGGATCGTCATCACCGAGCCGGACTACGACAACCTGTCGGCCTGGACCATCCAGGACGTCTGGAACATCGCGGCCGAGACGGCGACCGAGGGCTGGAAGGCCAACACGGTGACCGGCCTGAAGATCATCCGCACCATCAAGACCGAGATCCTGCGCGAGGGCAACGTGTACTGCTTCACCGCGCCGGAGTTCTTCGGCCGCTTCTACATCCTCAACAACACCAAGTTCTACATCGACAAGATCGCCAACCTCATCACCTGGCAGTCGTGGGAGGACATCGGGATGGGGTTCGGCAACGTCGCGTCGGTGGTCAAGCTCGAGCTGTTCGGCGGCTCGGTGACCCCCACCCAGCTCGACACCGGCTCCGCGGACGGCCTGCCGCTGGACGAGGACGAGCTGTCCCCGGTCAACAACCTGGTGGACGAGGGGTTCGTGTACCCCTATGTGGACAGTTTTTAGGACCCTGACCTAGGGTTCTACCGCAGACTCTGAGGCCCCTGGGATTCCGCTCTCAGGGGCCTCTTCTCTTGCTGAAAGAACTCCCTCGAGGAGTCCCTGAGCGGTACAGTGGTGCTTCCCTCCTGAAAGGATCGTCTTCATGCACTACGAGATCATCGCGTCCATCCACAGCATCCCGAACCAGCTCAACGTCACCCAGCGCACGTCCCCGTTCTTCACGGACTGCCCGGTGATCGGGGCCCACTCGCTCAGGGATCGGAACCCCCTCAAGCTGGACGAGAAGGGGTGGCAGCGGCACCAGAAGGACCTTCGGCGCCTCTTCGAGGCCCACGCCATCGAGATCTTCGAGGTCGACGACAGCACCAAGCCGCCCAAGAAGATCAACATCCGGAAGATGCTGGCCGAGTCCAAGAGGGACCGGATGCCGGAGCCAACTCCGGAAGAGCCCAAGACCGAGGTCTCGGCCCCCGAGGAGACGAAGAACGTCCCAACCGAGATCCCTGCCACCGTCATCTCGGCCCCGACGGAGCCAGAGACCGAGGTGCAGCCCGAGCCCACTCCTGCTACCGTGGAGCCCGCGGCCCCTGTCGCAGAGCCCGTCGCCGAATCCCACAAGAAGGGCAAGAAGGGTCGCAAGGAGTAGCACTTGAACGTCTACAACCTCACCGACAAGGACCTCCTCTTCCACAAGAAGAGCATCCCGCCCAATGGCGGCTCACAGAACTATCCGGAGCTGGACCCGCCCAAGGGCTTCATCCCGGACCGTGACCGGGAGCTCGAGAAGAAGAAGGTCGTCGCCTTCGGCACCCTGCCCTACTGGTGGAAGCTGCAGCAGAGCGTCAAGAAGGGACCCCTCACTCGAGCCCAAGTCGAGGCCAGGGACGACATCAGGATCGAGAAGCTCGAGAAGCAGATCAAGGAGGGCGGCAACCCCCACATCGCCATCGTGTCTGTCATGGCGGGCAAGATCGCGGACGAGCTCAAGGTCGAGAGTCAGGCCAGGGCCATGATGCCGGCCGTGCCCGTTCCGGAGAAGGACAAGGGCAAGCGCAAGTAGGAGGGGAAGGGAGCTGTCGTGGGTCACGATCATGATCATGGTCATCACGAGGAGCACCACGACCACAGTGATCTCCCGAATGCCCACCAGGAGCTGAACAGCTTCGTCAACCAGGTGCGGGGCTTCCTCCGGGACTACCCAGAGCTCAACCGCCTGGTCGCTGGCTACGAGAGCTCGAACCGCCAGATCGTCTGGGCCATCCTCGACACCCTGGACGACTACAACACCACTCCTCCCTTCACCCACTATGGCATCTCGAACTTCCCGTCCCTCAGCCTCCTGGTGCGAGGGACGGTGAGTTCATTGCTCGAGTCCATCGGCCTGCTGCAGACCCGCAACCACCTCTCCTTCACGGACGGTGGCATCCAGGTCGGCATCAACGACAAGACCCCCTACATCCAGTCCTGGCTGCAGATGTTCCGCAACGCCTATGAGGCCAAGAAGGAACGCCAGAAGGTCGCCATCAACGTTGAGTCTGCGTGGGAAGGCGGCATCTTTTCGGAGCTGCGCTTCATTAACAACTTTTACGGGGAATGGTGAGTCTTTCTCCAGTAAGTGGTTGACACGGCCCATTGTTCGTGCTTTCTAGGTACAAGAGAGAGGCACTAACAGGAGGCCCCAAATGCCGACCAGAAAAATCGACATTCCACTTGCTGTGAGGATGTACTTTGAGGAGGGGAAATCCGAAGAACAAATCGCCCCAGTTTTTGGAGTGTACCCGGCAAGTATTGGGCAGGCTTTGAAGGCCGCAGGCTACACTCTTAGAGGTCAGGGAGAGGCTCGGACTGGGGTATCAGCCGAGTGGAATCTCATCAGAACTCCAGACCTCGAAAATCAAGTAAGGCATCTGTACCTAGACGAGCAGAGATCTCCCAAGTACATCGCAGAAGCTATGGGGCACTCGGCCACCTGGGTAAACGCCACCCTTGACCGTCTGGGGATCCCTCGAAGAACCCGGTTGGAGGCCTTTGCTCTTCGCTCTCACCGTGCCCTAGGTGGTGAGTTTACGAAGGAGCAGATTGAGCTGGCTATGGCAGAAGTCGAAGGCAATGCCACTGAGTGTGCGAAGAACCTCAACATCAAGTACACAAGTCTCATCGGCATCTGTGACAGATTCGGAATCTCAAGACGCGCTTCTCCTGGAAGGATGTCTGACCCTCTCCCTTCCTGGATCAATGAGGCAATAGAACTCTCCAAGCAGCACGTTCTTCACTCTGACATTGCCGCCAAGTACGGGGTTACCTACGAGAAGCTCTCCTACCTGTTTCGGAAGGTAGGACACAAGGGCATCACCGGTCGTCCTGGGGTACGAGACCCTTTTCCCAGAACCATAATGGGCCAGAAGTTGCGGCTCAAAAGGGAGTTTGTCAAAGAAGGTGGCTGGACTTGCGAAGTTTGTGGGGAGCCTCTTCACCTCATCATGGCCCACATCTGGGAGAGGCGTGACCGTGGGCCTATGGAGAAGGACAACATCCTCATCCTCTGTGGAAAACACCACGATCGGTTCGACAAGCCCCAGTACGGAGCTTTGACTCCTCAAGAGTTCGAGAAGATCAAGGCCCGAGTTCGCTTTGCCGAACAGAAGTACAAGGGAAGGCCCTGCACAGACGGGAGCCCCTGGCCCGGCCGACTTTTCTATGCCGGCTGGTAGGTGTCGATGTAATCTGTCTGAAGAAGGGCTCCACCCTTCTTCTTAGCCATCAGAGGCGCGCAGCCTATGAACATCTGCTCCTTCCTCGCCTCCGAAGACGAGATGCACAAGATCGCTGGAGCCCTGAACAGGGCCATCAAGTCCCCCGCGGCCATCGGGGCAGCCATTGGTGGTGTCTCCAGCGCCATCCACAACGCTCGGGGAGAGCTGAAGAAGCGCAACCTCGAGGACTACCTCGTGGACAAGAGCCTGGTGCAGGAGAACCGCAAGAAGCGCCTGAAGAGGCTGGTGGCTGACACTGCCCTCTCTGCTGGAGGCGGAGCCCTCATCGGCCACGTAGGAGCCAAGGGGATCAAGGCCCTGCAGGGCAAGGCCACGGACACTGCCAAAGCCATGGGCAAGACCATGGGTGATGCTCAGGGCGAGGGCATCAAGAACCACATCGAGGACGTGAACATCCGCAAGGTCCTCAACCCCTTCAAGCGCAAGCCCAAGACCTAGGAGTCTTCCATGCGAAGCCAGTACTTCATGACCTCGAACGACCTCACCGCGTTCGTGAACAAGCAGGCCCCGGCCGTCACTGTGGTCGCCATCACCTTCGACGCCGCCAGCGGCCAGTTCGTCCTCTTCTACACTCCTGGCGTGTAGTCGCTGCTTCCTGCACCAGGGCTGTTGGAATAGGCTCGGAGACGCCATGAACGAGCTCACCTTCCTTCGAGCGCTGTCGAACGGCGGCTTCCGCAAGGAAGCTGGAGTGGGCAACTTCGCCAGGGCTGCTCTGGGCGAGGTGGCGAAGGCTGTTCGCGATCATGCCCCAGAGATTGGTGCGGCCCTGGTTGGGGCTGTGGCTCTCGGTGGTGGCCAGTACCTCATGTCCCGGCCTCGGGACGGAGGCAAGGCACCCTCTCTCGACCAGCTTGCCAATCGAGCCATCGATCGCTCTTCCAAGGACTTGGAGGCAAAGGCGAAGCTGGAACACCGACCTCTGTCTTTCCGAGAGGGAACTCAAGCAGCTATCGCATCTGCTGCGTCCCGAGTGGCCGACGTTGGGGCCAGGCATCCAGGCACGACCGCCCTCATGGCTGCCCCAGTCGGAGCAACCGCAGCCCTGGCTCTTCTCAGATTCATTCGACCGCCTCAGTAGGGAGATCTCATGGACCCGATGACCAAGATGGCCAGTGCTCTCAGCGATGGAGCTGAGGAGCTCGAGGAGACTCTCGAGTCCATGACCGTCGACCAGCTCGACGAGTTCATCAAGAACGGAGGGGAGGGCTCCTTCATCGGCCAGCTTGCTCTCGCTCAGACCCAGGAGTGGGAAGAGAAGACTGCGATGGCCGTGAAGATGGGCATGGAGATGGCCAAGGAGGCCTTCTCTGTGACGGAGAAGGGGCACAAGTTCGACGTCTCCGAGGCCAAGATGAAGGAGCGTCAGGGGGCCGAGGAATTCGCCCATGCTGAGAAGCACAAGGGCTTCGGCAAGGACTCCAAGTTCCTTGATCGCATGAGGTTCGGTCTCAGCAACACCGCCCTGGAGAATGAGCCGCGGCACCAGGCCTACGTCGCCCGGAAGCACAGCGAGGGCAAGAACGCCTACAACCCCTTCGGCGGGGCCCTCACCCCCTCCAAGTACGAGAAGGGTGCGGATCCAAAGCATCGAGGCCAGTACGGCTCTTTCCTCAAGGGAAAGGGGAAGGAGAAGACCAGTGCTGTCTTCCCCATGACCAGCCACTATGAAGTGACCCTGGATGAGAATGGCAAGGCCACTGGCCTCTCCGATGTCGTCCAGCAGCTCGCCCACCTCCCCACCGGCCTGAAGACGGTGCGGGTCTCGGCTGATGAAGAGCTCGAGAAGACCTCTGCGGTCAAGGAGAAGACGGCCATCGGAATGCCTGCGATGGGCAACATCGCCGCCAAGGTGGCCCCCATCGCCGGCAAGGCCCTCCACGGCCTCGTGGGCTCAAGGGCAGGGGCTGTCGGTGGTGGCGCTGCACTCGGCGCAGGTCTGGGTGCCGCTCGAGGGCTGATCAAGAACCCCGGTACCGACCCGGCCACGGGACAGCAGCGCAGCCGCCTCTGGGCGGGGGCCAAAGGTGCAGTTGTCGGTGGCGGCCTTGGCGCTGGTGCTGGCTACGGGGCTTCGCAGCTCGCCAGGACTGCGGCCACCAGCTCTGGGGCCATCGGCAAGGCCACCCGGGGAGCAATGGGTAGCGTTGCCGGTGACGTTGCTGGGGGTGCTCAGCGGATGAAGACCCTCAACTTCGCCACCAGGGCCAGGGCTGCGGCTGCTCCAGCCGCTGCTGCAGCTCCGAAGGTGGTTCAGGCCTCCATCGACTTCAGCAAGCTCGCCGCCGACTTCAGGAAGAGGACCTGGTAGCCAATGTTGACTGTGACCAGCCTCCGAGCGGTCAGTATGGATCTGGATCACATCGACGTGTTCTGGGAGATAGGCCCTGTGCCTGGGCCCAAGGCAGACGAAGACCGGCACGAGATCTTCGACTACCAGTTCTTCCTCTCCCGGTCCGAAGCGATGATGGGGCCCTACCAGCCAGTGGCTGGGCCTCTTCGTGACCAGTATTGGGTGAGAGACATCCAGGTCTCTCTTCTTCACAACTGGCGCGACTTCTTCTACAAGCTCCTGGTTCTTCATGTCCCCACTGGGGAAACTCTACAGGTTGGACCAACCTCGTTCAGCCAGCCGGCTCCGGACCTCATTGCCTCCGAGATCATGCACCAGGAGGATGTGCTCTTCCGGGAGTTCATCGGAAGACGCTGCTGGCTCTTCCCAGCTCGCACCTTCGGGCCTCGGTGTTCCTGCTTCGACGTCTACTCAGGGCGCAGGACTCGGTCAGGCCACAAGATGTGCTTCGACACGGGCTTCCTCGGGGGCTTCTTGTCCCCTGTTGAGGTCTTCGTGCAGATCGATCCACCCGGCAAGAGCGCCCAGGCAACGGCCCTGACGGAGCTGCAGCCGGGTGACACTTCCGCTCGGATGATCTGCTTCCCACCAGTCAACCCCAAGGACATACTGGTGGAGTCCGAGAACGTCCGCTGGAGGGTCGTCAGGGTCTCCACCACGCAACGTCTCCGGACGACGGTGCATCAAGAACTGACTATCCACCAGATCCCCAAGGGAGACGTTGAATACGACCTACCGGTCAACGTGGATCTCAAGAACCTCTCCCCCTCTGCAGCCCGAAACTTCACCAACCCGAGCAACGTGAAAAACGATGCGGACTACTCCGACATCTTCGACTTTTGGAGCGGAAAGACTGGCGGGACTCTTCGATGAGCTTTCGAAGATAGCCGAGGCCACAGCTCCAGAAGCGAAGAAGCCCACCTTGAAGAAGTGGTTGACGAACTCCGCCCTCATCGCAGGTGGGGCTGGAGTTGGGACGGCTGTGGCCATGGTGGGGGACAAGCTGCTCGGGGCCAAGCTCGGTCCAATCTGGCAGCGCCTGGATCCCAAGGCCAAGAAGTACATCATCGGCCCTCTGCTTGGGGCGGCGATGGTCTGCTCTGGCCTGGCTGCGCAGAAGTTGATGATGGAGAGGAGCAAGAAGGACCGTGAGTGAGAGTGTTCCATCAGGCGGAGACTTCATAGTCTATGGGCTATGCGAGCCTGATACTGGGCTCTTGCGATACATCGGCAAGACTGCCAATGGAATGAGAAGGATTAGGCTCCACTTTTCACCGTCAAAGTTGAAGAGGGACGGCCGTACCCGGAAGGCGAACTGGATACGCTCCCTCTTGGCTAAGGGATTGAAGCCAAAAGTCGTCATCTTAGAAGAGTTTGAGAGTGAGTCTCCTCTCAATGAGCAGGAGATTTTCTACATCTCCTACTTCAGATTCCTAGGATGCGACCTCACAAACTTGACTGTGGGTGGAGACGGGGCAAAGGGCTACTGCCCTCCTCCAGAACTCAGAGCCTACCTGTCAGAGTGTGCGAAAAGGCAGCATGTGGAAAATCCAGATCTCAAATTCAGACTTGGCAAACTTGCCAAGAAGCGTTGGGAAGACCTGGCCTATCGCCACCGCATGACTGAGATATCAAAGAGTCAGAAACACTCCGAGGAAACAAAGAGACGAATAGGTGATGCTGGGCGTGGACGAATTATCTCTCTCGAGCAGCGCAAGAGGATCTCGGAGGCTAGAAAAGGCCGGAACCTGAGCCCAGAACATAGGGCTAAGATCTCGGCTTCCCGGAAGGGTCAAAAGCTGTCAGAAGAGCACAAGAAGAAGATCTCCAGTTCTCTGCTGGCCTCCTCACGGAAGACTGCATGACGGTTAGTGTTCCATCAGGCGTCCCGCAACCCCAAGGTGCAGGGGAGGACCCTCTCTACTTCTACGTCCGGCTCTTCTTGCGCTTCCTCCAGGGCCTCTTCGCGACCTTCGAGAAGGGTGCATACCACTGGGAGCTGGATGAGAAGCTCTCGGACATCTCCATCTCCGACCAGGGGACAGTGACCAGGGAAGTGGTTGAGAAGAGAC